GCACGGCTGACTCACCACCTGAGCCAGATATTCAGATTTATTGATTATGTCTTTTGTTGTGAGCATAAAAACCACACCATGTTTGATAGGTCACGCTCTTGGATCTCTATCGACCACGCCACGTTGTAGAGCAGGTCGTGGATTAGTCCAGCACTTATTTTTTTGCTCTCGAACATAATTGATACACCCCCTCCACGGCACTGCCGAATATCATGCAAATCGCGGCAACGACGGCACATGAAACCAATTTCAAGGCGTCCATCATTTACCTTCCTCCATGATCCGCCTCAAGCACTCGGGACACATGTAAATGTCCCCGAAAACCTTTATTCCTTTTTTGCCGCAGTTGCACATATCATTTCTTCAGTTGTTCCGCCGCCTGCTGGATTGCATCGGCTATTTTCTGTTGATTGTCTGGATCTGCCAGCCAATTTTCTCCCTTTGCCTTAAGGTCGTCAATCGTGGTTTGCGTGGTCGAGGAGCATCCAGTAATGATGAGGATGACGGTAAGGCACATGATGAGTTTCAACATTATTTACTCCCGGTGTCGGTTGATTGTGTCAACGTCGGCATGGTGCCGCTTATGTTGTAAATCGTCTTAAACGGACACTCGATTTGCATAGTTCCACCACCCTTCCAAGTGGTGTAAAAATTAGACAGCTCCGCGCCCCATAAGCTTTTATCGGCATTGATAACGGCAGACCACACGACAAAATTCTGTGGCAATTTACCCTGCTCGGCAAGCTTCGAAAAAAGCTCGTCAAGGTCTGGAAGAGGAAGCGTGTCAAGATCCATGCCAGCCTTAAATATCTGAACTCCCGGCAATGCACCCGTAGTCGGGTCGGCGGCTGGCGTAATTGAGCCACCAAAACCATTAGAACGTATAGTGGTTGATTTGCAGCGGAACGGCCAGCCGTCTTTCTTCTCGATAACGGTCTGCTCCACGATGATTTTACCAGTAGCATCGTATTTCGTGGTTGTGGTAGTGGTGGATGATGTTGAGCACCCCGTCGTTGTCATCAACGCCAACGTCGCCGCGGTGAAGATGATGGTGAGCATCAACGTGTAGACCATGTACTCAAGTAGACTGTAGTGTTTGTTCTCGCTCATTTTTTGGGCTCCCTTTTGTTCTGTCATATAATTTTCGTTCTTTGAATTCTTCCTGCTTGCCCTTATTCCAGTTTTTGACTGGGCGGTGGTAGCCGGTGACTCTGCTGAAGACTTCGGTTTGTTTGCCGCATTTGGCCATACGTCAACCTCACTTAGAGATTTTATCCCAAACGGCGATGATGATCGCCGATATGGCGGTTCCTATCGCCGTCACCTTCGTCCAGTCGATCTTTTTCAGGTCAACCTTGAATACTCCCTTCTCGACAACTATCTCAGGTCTCGAATCGTCTGTGGATGGCAGCTTTGGCAACTGCTCTATGAGGGCCAGTTTTGTGGTAAAATTTGCTTGAGTCTTTGTAATCTCGTCGAGTTTCTGAAACTGCAAATTGCTTGAGCTCATTAGCGTGTCGATCTTGGACTCGATCTGCCCGAGCAATTTAGTGTGGGCCTGCACAACATCCGCCGTGGCGCCGCAGTTGGTCTTGCTGTAGCGGTCGAGCGCCAGGGCTTCGAGCCGGGCCATGATCTGCTGCTGTGCGTCGGAGGCGTCCATTATTTCCCCGCCTTTATTTAAACGATTTCACAACGCAATTATTCTGTGAAATAAAACCCCGTGACCCAGACCATTGAGTCTGAATCAGGATCGTCGATATCCGCGAACACGTTGTTGCTGGCTATTTTCTGCAGCGTGACGACAGTCGCAGAGGCGTCTATATACGCTATCAAACCGGCCGTGCTTGTGAGTGGCCAGTAATAGTATCCGATTGATAAAAAAGATGTCGCAAACGATGCGGCCGGAAGGCCGGTGATTTTTAAAGTCCCTGCTCCAGTCCCTTTAGCGAACGCGGATAATCGTACCTCGATTGACACATACACGATATTGCCAATCCGCGTATATTTCCCCGCCTGACCGGCATACGTGAACGACGCGTCGCCAGGGGTCGAATAGGCAAGTGCCGGGGTGAACGTACCCTGCTTATAATAGTCGAGGGTGTTGACGTCCGCGTTACCGCCCAAACCCGTAAGTTTTACTCCTGAAAACTGCGGAGTGTCGAGGGTGGTCAGACCGGACACATTTGCCTGCGGCACGGTGCCCGTGGCGATTGTGCCTATTGTGGTAATGGACGCCGCTCCCGTCCAGTCGGTGGGCATGCGGTCGCTGTCGAGGTTGCCGCTGGTTATCAACCCAGCCGGGATGTTGCCTGTGGCGAGCGTGCCCACGGTGGTTATGCTGGCTGATCCCGCCAACGGGCTCTTGGTGTCGGCGTAGGTTTTGACCGCTTTCTGACTCGCAATGGCGACATCCGAATTACCCGCAAGCGTCCCGTCCGCGTCTACATCAACACGGGACGAATCCACTTTACGCGTGGTGTCCAAATTTACCGCCTGGCAGGGCGACACGTCTATCGTCGCTCCCGTTGCCGTGGTGTAATATTTATTTCCTCTCGCCTCATCCGCAAGCGTCCGAGAGGCGGGATGCAGCATTGTGAGTGCGACGGTTGCCACAATCAAAAGTGTCGTCAATAATTCTGCGGGATGTTTTTTGATATTCATTTTTACCTGCTCCAACTCGTTGTTATGTCTACGCTTACGACGGTAGCCGCTCCCGTCCACGTGTATTTGTAGCCGCCGAAGATCCCCCAGCTTCCCACAGGCGCGGCGGCGTCGATTGTCGATAGCGCGGTGGTCGGCGTCGGATGTGACGTGAGCGTTAAAAGTTTCGGGATAGTAGAGGCCAGCGCATACCTCGGATCAAGGTAATCATCCGGCGCGGGCGGAACACTCAGAAAATCAAACATGCGCCCAAGGCAACGGAAGGGGAAGATGACGGGTATGATGTCATCCCCAGCGACGTCCTTTAGGAACAAGGCGAAACTTGTCCCGGTGATCTCTTTTTTTCCTTGACTCCACCGCTGAAAAGGTTGCGTGAATCCATCAAGCGAGACCACCGCCAGACCCGTGGCGATGTTCGCAAGATCGATATCCGTGTTGTCGGCGACAACAAGTTTCTGAGCCACTATCCGGCATATGTCACCGGCGGCGTAGGTGTTGTCAAGCGTCTTCGAGACGGTGAACGTGTAGACGCCATTGGCGAGCGCGTAGGCGGTGTAGGCGATAGTTTCAGTGAGTCCCGCGGCGTTGACAAGGGTTATGTTTCCGGTTTCGTACACGTCGGGGGTTGGCGAAAAATCCTCGGCTGGAATGGCGGCGATAGTGCCCGTCAATGGTGCGGTCAACGCCCCCTCGTAATAATGATACCAGTCGTCATCAATGGCGGCCTCGGCGGCCACTACCCCGGTGGTGTCGTACACGTCCGTTATCAACGCAGACTTGATCAATTGCACCGACAGCGCCACCTTGCTTTTGTAGGTGATCGCCGGTACGGATTTATTGGCAAGCTCCGCGCTGTTTTCGCCGTAAATCTTCCCGGTGTTTTTGTCGTAATAGACTTTTAATGCTATCGCTCCCATATTCTCACCTCAAATAATTTCAGATAGGCGGTGGTAGATCCCAGTCGTCGCCGCGGAATTTTCTCCCGTTCGCTCCGTCGAATTTAAACAGCCCGTTTCTGTGAAAACCATACAGATATAAATTCGCATCAAAAAACTCAGAGGATGGTTCAATCGGAGGGATCATAGATATTTCATTAGTACTTAACGCTTCCGCCGGATCAAAATATTTTTCGCCAAAAATCGGTATTCTGTTGAGACTTCCGTGAATATATCCATATGACTCAACCCCAGCGTCAAGACCGTAAAAATACGCCTCGCCGCTTGCTGCCATGTCGTCGTACTCCACGCCCCAATTATTCGAATTGGCGCCAAATAAAATGCTTGCGGATTTATAGTTTGTAATTCTTGCATATCCCGAAGACAAATTAGAGTATGAGACAATGCTATCCCCCGTGTCGCCTTCCCATGATGCAGAGTTAAATAATGCCAATATTTGACTCCATGTTAAACCTGCATAACTATAAACATTTTTTTTGAGGGTTGACCCTATCCGCACCTGCCCAGCGACTTGGCGTAAAAGATTGAGGAGTTTATACCTTTCAATCAGCCATGGCTTTATGTCGCACATCTTTTGAGGTATAATAAAATTTTCAACCTCAAGTTCTGTAAGGATTTCCGCATCAGTCCAAGTTTCCAGCGGGCCTTGACCTTCGAGATTGGGTGTTTTTTTGTTGTTGAAAAATCTTCTATGAAGGTGAATTTTTCTTGCTTCTTCCTCTGGCAGCATAACCTGATCCACGGCAACCATGAAACTATAAATATTTGTCAATTTATTAAGCGCATTTGTCACTAAAGAATGGCAATAATTAGTTAAATAAAAACCATACGTATCAGATGCTCCAGTTGAGTACACATAATTTAAAAAACCAATTTTGACGCACTCCATTAATGCCCGCCTTAACGCCTCGCAATAATGCCACGCATGCCCCCCCCTCATAGCATCTACGGATGACCAATCCATCATCACCCCATCATCATCAATCTCTTGCCAGGAGTCAGCCATTAGAAGAGCCTCCCAGGCAGCATGATGTTTCTCGCCTCTTCGATTGATGTTATTACGCCATTTGCGAAGTTCACATAATACGGAAGGAGCCAATAAAACTCGGTATTTGTCTGTGTTGGCAAGTCCTCCAAAACGACAACCTCAGTCTCGTAAACGTTATTAGTGTTCGTAATTTTTATGAACGGATATCCGCCGTTGGTGATGATTAAATCAGTCTCTTCGAACTCAACCCATTCTAATCCAAGATTCATCACCGCGTAAAGAAGCCTGCCTTCCGGTTCGTAATATCCGCACACCGTTATCTGCGCCACACTCACTGGATTATCAGGGTCGGTGTCATCAACATATGACGAATCAATGACGGCGAATGGGCCGTCGTAATCCGACACATTACTACCCGGCATCCTGTGGCCTTTCCTCTTCCCAACCTCTCCGTAAGGCATTCCGAGAGTGCGCCTTGTGGCCTCGGCGATGAGTTTGGCGGAATCTTTATCGAAGACGACGGTTTCCATGCTACACGTCCATGCTCTTTGGAAGATTTAAAACATCCCAATTCGCGGCGTATTTGACGTAAAACTTTTTGTATGACGGCTCCGGCACGGTACCGCCGGATGGAATCGTGGCGATGCCTCCATTAGCATTAAGCGGAACGGGATCGGTGATCTGTTCGCTTGCTGGGTCTGGTTTTCCATTGGCCAACAACCATTTGCCAAGCACGCCAAGTTTTCTTCGAATGGCGTAGGCTATGCCGCCTTCGAGGAAATGAAATCCAATATTCGCCGGTTCCTCATGAAACCCATCGCGGCTGATGGCGAGCTCGACGTCCACAGCCCAGTAATGGTACTCGTCGGTCTCGCTCTTCACGACGACGCGATTAGCGTTCAAACTCTGGATCAACGCGCATTTTTTCGGCACTGATATGTCGAGCACCGCAAGCGGAGTTTTGTTGACGGTGTCGGGATAATCCAATTGCCAATCCAAATTGAATGTTTGCAGATTGTAGGTGAATTTAACCTTGGCGAAATATTTAAGATAAGTGAGTGGAGGATCGAATGGATACCCGGCGCTGTCAAGGATGGCGACGCTTGGCGTTTCCCGCGCGTCAGTGTCATCCTCTTTGTAAGCCTTGCGCATGGCCCTGTTGACGGCGAAAGACGAAGTCGATATATTATAAGGGGGGAGCTCCCAGGGCACGCTGGTGAATATTCCGGCGCCCATATTGACGGTGTCGCCGACATACTCGTAAGGGCAAGTGGCTTCCCATTCCTCTGGCCCTATTCTTCGTATTGCCACGTTTTTGCATTTGGCGGCCACGTCCCCGGGGAAACTGTCGTTGGCCTTCGGCAGGATGTCAGGCCCGACATCACGGTTTGCGAATATCGTCGCGGTGTTGTCGTAAGGGTCGTCTGTCAGGATTCGGAAAAGCCGCGTGTGCGACCGTTTCCCGCCGGTCTCGTTGCCACCTCCGGTGTCCATCAACTCCCGTATTAGAGTGACACTCATACTCTTGCGATCTCCCGGCCACTGGCGTCCACGATCTGAACTAAATAACGCGTGTGCTCCTTTAGGGTCTCAGCGGAGGATTTAGTGTTTCCGGCTATCTGGTCTTGCGTCTTCGAGCCGCTCTTGGCGATGGCGCTGTATGCCTCGACGCTGCCGCGTTCCATGGCCGAAGAAAGGCGGTTCTCGTTGCGACCGGCGGCGATCTTGTCGTCTTTTTTCAGGGCGTTCATTTCTCGTTCGGTATTCACTACTCCGGTCGATGCTATTTTTATGGCATCTTGATCGCCCCTCCCCGCGGCCGCTATACGTTCGTCCTCAAACTTATTTCGCTTTTTTCTAAGTAACTCCAGTTTTTCCTCTTTTGTCGCGGCGTCCATAAAGGCGTCTTCGCGCGCCTTGGCGAGACTGTCATCAATCTCCTTGGACTTGTCCGCCATCTCTTTCTTGAGATTGGACTCTTTTTTTAGTATCTCGAAAATCTCTTCCTCGATTTTAATGCGCTCCTCTTCGGCGGATGATGAGTCGCCCTTTATCGAGTCAAGGACGCGCTGATTGTCTATCCGCTGTTGGTCAAGTAGGTTTAGTTTCCCGGCGTTGTCTAAGGACTGGTAATAAAATTCAATCTGTTTTTTCTGAAGCTCTTCTTGTGTCTTCACTGCCTCTTTAGATAATGATTCAGGCTCTGGAATCTTTTCTTTCGATGGCGGCATGAATCCGTTTTTGTACGCGCCTTCCTGTTGTTTCTTTTTGAATTCCTCAAGTTGCTTATCCAATTCCTCGGCGCGTTTCTTTTCAGCTCCGATTCCAAGAAAATCAAAATAGTCGGCCTTCTCCATAAGAGAGGCGAGCCCGTTTTTGACGAATTCAATTTTCCCGATCAAGTATCCAAGACCCGCGCCTACCGCTGCGACGGCGGCCACCGCCGCATATGGCCCAGCCAAAACAGCAGCCGCCTTGATTCCCGCCATGGCGGCCCCCAACGAGATCTGCGCCGCGGCGGCGGCCATGCTTGCCCCGGTCATGGCCGACAACGCCCTTGTCTGCGCAATGAATCCGGCGGATGAAACACCAGAGGCCACGGCACTGGCTTTGGCGGCGGCGGCGTAGGCCGTCTTCATCGCCGCAATTGTCCCGGTGGCCTGAAGAGCGTAGGCGTTGACGTTTCCAGTCTCGGCTGATATCCACGACGGGGCACTCGTGGGGGCGGAGACAAGAGAAGCGTGCGCCTTGTCCACCACGCCTTGAAAATTCATCCAAGATGTCGTGACCTCTTGAGGGATGGCATATTGCTTGACAGACATCGCCGTCATCGCCTGCATGCCAGTATTCGCCGCCGATAAACCGCCAAACGCTTTTCTTCCAGCCATAACCCCCGGGCCGATAGCCGCCGCAAGCCCGCCCGCCCCTGCCGCCGCCCGCCAGCCGCCCGCCGTGGTGGCGCTCATATTTTTGAAGTAGTTGGCGGATGTCTCGGCGAAAGACTGCACGGATTTTCTAGCCGTCTCAAGCGCGCCGCTCGCCCCCGTGATCTTGCTCACGCCAAGCCCGAAACTCTCCCACAAGTCGCCAACGGAGTTCTTCATCTGCGCCCATTGCCCGGACAGGGTTTGAGTCTGCCTCTGGGCGATGGAAAATTTACCGGATCCTATTTCCAATACCCGGTTGAACTTCTCCTGGTCAGTCATTGATTTGTCCAGGACTATGCCATATCTCGACAATGCCTCGAAACTGCCTTGCGACGCCTTGCCTATCAGTGTCATAGCCGAGCCAAGATCCATCCCCATGCTGGTAAGCCCGATGGCCGCCTTGGTCGCATCCTTGATTTTGTCCGCGCTGACACCGAGAGACATGGTGGTGGCCATTTGCGAGGCTATGAAATCGTCCTCATAGATGGTAGTCTTCTGCATCTGCGCGGCGAACTCTTGAAGCGATGAAGAGTATTTTGCGACGCTCTCCCCTTTGGCGGCGAGCGTCGCCTCAAGGGCTATTGACGCCCGTTCCGATTCGGCATAAGATGAAACCGCCTTGGCTGCGAACGCGGCAAGCGAAGCACCGGCGGCGGCTGTGCTTATGGCGGCGGTTCTGGCGAGCGAGGCTATGTCGCGCTGCGCCTTGGCGATTCCGCCAGACCATCCGCCCATATCCGCCGTCAGATATACGGCAAGCTCTCCAAGCTTCCCCATCTACCTCTTGCCTTTCTTTTTATTCACTTCCTTCGGCTTGTTTGGGTCAATTCCAAACCATCCGCAAATGACGTTGCGCAATTGTTTTGGCTGTAGCTTGACAACCTTTTGCGCCTTCTCTCCGAAGCTGATGAGATACTGTTTTATGCTCGTTCGCGTGCCTGGTTTCTGGTTCTGCAAATCGATCAACTGCGCTATCTGGGCGAGATAGTAGTCGAGCTTGTCATGCCGCTTGATCTCTATCTCGCCGTAAGCCATCCACTGGACGAACTCGTTCCGGCTCACAGTCCGATTACTGGCGGCCACTGTCATCCCGCGTCTATCGGCCAGCCGGAAAGCCGCGTAAAGCTCGGGATCGGCCATTATTTTTTTTCAGCCGCCTCCACCGTACCGCCGTTCTGAACTCGGAAATACATCCTCAACAACTCCATGACGTTGGCATAGGGAAGTTCCTTCGAAAGGAACTCGACGGTGAAGGCGGGTTTCATGGTCTCCGGGTCAAGGTATTCCTTCGCAAGGAACTCCATGACATCGGCGTCGGCGGACGCGTTGAATTTCTGACTCTTGTACTCCTCTTGCGTGATGAGACGTATGGCGAACGTCTCGCCAAGGACGTTGACGGCACCGGTCTCAACTGGTTTGAGGCGGCTTTTGATTTTATCCTGTAATGACATTCACCCGCTCCCTTCTTGCGCGTTATCGTAGCCGACGAGAATCGTCGCCGTTCCTGCTTTTGCCTCTTTGCTGTAGACGATGGCCTTGATGATCGAATCGCCCGTGACGGGGTTCGCCTCGCCGTTGCCGCTGTCCCATTGGTACGCCTCATTGGCGTCGGTTGACTTCGCCAACTCCGAGCCGCCGGAGTCCTCAAGGGACACCAAGCAATCGATGTCCGCGCCCATGGACAGAGCCGCGAGAGCCGATCCCGAGAACGCCAGGTCTATCTCGACGCCAGCCGCGATAATCACGGAGCCGCTTGTCGGCAACGTGTCCCCGGTGCCAGTGGCGCCATTGACGGTGATGGTAGTGCCGTCGTATGCCGACACGGCGCAGCCGTAGCGAAATCCCGCGGCCCACCAAACCGAAACAACCGAGGCGTCCGTGAAGCCATGAGAAGATCCAAGCGTCATTACCCCCGCCGCTCCGGCGGTTCCGGCCTTGCCAGCGGCAATCGCCTCGCTGGCGTTGATAATGTTGTCAACGGAAATCGAACGGTTGTTCTGCCGCGTGACGCCGCCGCCGATCATGGAATTCCTGATGCTGATGGTGCTCATATTTCGTGTCTCCTTACGCCGTGAACGCCGGTTCGGTCTCGACATTGGAGTCGTCGAGGTTGGTTAGGTTGATGACAAGATCGACCGTGGACTTGTTGCCTTCCGCGATCTCGCCCGGCGTCACCTCTGACACTCCGGCGTAAACGGCCAGGGCGCCAAGGCTGTCAGGAAACGTGATGGTCGCAAGTTCATTGGCGGCGAAATTCGTGTTGTAGGTCTTGTCGGGATCGAGCTTCGCCGTCACGTTCAGCGGCTTCCAATCCCACAATTTGCCAAGCTTCTTCGTGGTGACTTTGGCATTCCCAAGTCCGGTCATCTCGATAAGTTTGCGGCTTTTACCTGGAGGAGTGATCTTCTCAATATCGAACGTCACGCCAGTCGTCCCGAGCGTCAGCGTCGTCCCGACCCCATCATACACAACTTCCTCTGACATAAATGCTCCTTGATTTTGCGGCAAAGAAAAAGGGCAATACGGTGATTGCGGCACCGCATTGCCCTCTGCCTTCCGGCACTCGGCGGGGTAATTAATCCCGCCTCGTTTCACTGCCTGTTTTTATTTTCTATTCTGTTTCAATTTTCCTCTTGATGAAATAATCCTGAGTGATTTTATTATAACCTTCCTCCGATCCGTCATTCTCCGGCTCGAACCCCTCGACGCCTGATTCGCGCCAAGCGTAGAAAACTTTGTATCCAGACAGCGTGGTGTAGGCGAGAAAGTTCAAGGCGTCACGCAACGCCGTCTTGACCTCCTCGGCGGAATCGACACCATCGGCGTAGATGCCGAACTGCCAGCGCTCGACAACGATGTCGCTCTTCTTCCCTAACGATCTTCCGTCGCTTTCATCCTCGGAAATCCGCTGGAATGTCAGATACGGCATTGCTGATTCCTGCGGAGCCGGTGGCGGATGAAGACGCGCGTCAATCAGGGCGGCAATGCCCGTATCAGCCAGCAGGAAAGTCCTCAGCGCCCCTTGGAAATTAGTTACCGCCATTTACTGGCCTCCAACTTCTTCATTTCCTCTTTCGCCGTCTGCTGTATCTCGCCAAGCACCTCGCCGCGGCTCTCGTCAAGGGCAGGTCGCATGAACGCCTCCGCATTGTTGTGGATGCTGCCAAACTCCACAAGATGCGCATACTTAGCAGGCTTCTCGCCGTTTGGGCCCACAACTTTCGGATCGACATAAACCTTTCCGCTGACCATCTTCGTCACGGTCGATTTTATGGACGAATACAGTAGCCCCGTGTCATAAGAGTTGTCCTTCACCTTGCGCCTCGCCACCTTGGCGATTTTTCGAACCCCCTTAAGAATGGCCTTGCGCAACACCTTGCGCTGCATGCTTGTTTTAAGATTCTCCAAGTTGTTGATGATCTGGACATCGCCGAAGATGTTGAGCCATTTCTGCGTGCCGGAATCGCTTATCCGATCCCCTTGCCCGGCGAACCTGTTGCGTGTGCGCGGCGTCGCCATCAGCTTTTCTTCTCCTTGCAGTAGAGCCACATCTCGTTCTTGTGCTTGTCGTCCTCAGAGACGTGCACGATGTTCAGCACCCGCGTTCCCCACAGCACCCGCATCTTCCCCGTAACGCCGTCGCACCAGCGCACGTTGACGACGTGATCAACCTGGGCGTTCAGTTTGTCGTGTCCGAAAAACTCCCGCCCCGTCGCCGTTTTCACGGAAGCATAGCGGTATGCGAAGAAACCCCAGGTTCGCGAAACCTGCCCAGATTCCGGGCTGGTCTCCGTGGCGGTCTGGATCTCGATACGATGTCTTCGTTTGCCGCAGGTCATCCGATGCCTCTTAATTCGCGATAACCCAGCCAGAGGAATCGGAGGTTGTATCGGCGAAATACAATTTGTGCGCCGAGGTGTCGATGTAGATGTCGCCAACTTTTGTAGGCGTCGAAGAGGGGGCCGCCGTTCCGCTTGAGATGGTCGGATTGGCTGAAGCCGCTCCGGTCAGCGCGCCAATAAAAGTTGTGGTGGTTAACGCGTGAGTGGTGGCGTTGTACGAAATACCTGTGTCGGTCTTCGCTCCGAGGCTGCCGGTCGCGTCAGTGAACAACGCCGGGAAACATTCGGTGTCGGTAGTGGCCGCAGCCGTGACAGTGGAGGACAGCGTGGCGGTCGCCGCGTTGCCCGTGCAACTGCCCGAACTGCCAGATGCGTTCCCCGTGAGCGAGGCGGTGATCGTGCCTGCCGAGAAGTTGCCCGAACTGTCGCGCTTGACGATCGCGCTGGCGGTGTTTGCATTGGTCGGCGCGATGCCGCCCACTTGAAACGTTCCGGTGAAATTCACATTCTGAGCGCATGCCCTTGTTGAATAGTCCACGCTCAACTGCTCGATTGACGCTGCGCCAAGCGCCATGATCGCGAGAGCGATCAACATCATACTCAACGCTGTTTGTGTGATAGTGGGATTTGTTTTCAGGGCATTCCAAATAGCTTTCATTTTACGCAACCTCCAAAAGTTCATTTCCATTGTTGATGTATTCTCTATAAGCCGTTCCTGTGCTTCTGTCGGTCATCACGTTTTCCGCACCAGAAGCAAAAAGAAAATCTTCAGGCTCGACGGTCGTGATGACCTCTTTCAGCACTATTCCATTGCTGATGTATTTGCGATATTTCGTACCCGTCGCCCTGTCGGTGTAGACCGGGCCGCGCGTCGAAATGAAAGTGATGTCAAGATTGTCTTCAGCCGCCGCCGCTTCCCATAGCGTTTTGCCGCCTGAGACGTATTCCCGGTACTTCGTCCCGGTGACGCGGTCGGTCAAGCGGATTCCGCCCGCCGCGGCGTCGAAGACAACCACGCTGGGCGCTATCGGAAACCCGCGAAACATAAACATTTTTAAATCTCCTTTGTGGCTATCTCGTTCTGTAACCGGACAATATTCGATCAATGCTCTCGTTCTCGCTCAAAGCGGCCTCGACACTCGCTTCGGGATGCTCGAAAATATCGGCTACGACGGCCTTGATTATCGCGCATCCAGTCTTGTATTCTTTACTGGATGTCAAACCTCCAGCCGAAACTTTCACTATCACAGTTTCATCGTCGGCGGTCGGCCACGAAACCCCATAAGCTGGAACGATCTCAGGGAAAAGCCTGTATCCCGAAAGTTTGTATTGAGTGGCGGCAAGAAGTGTTAAAACTCCGGACAATTCATAGTATATCGATGTGATGGATTGCACGGGAGTTACAGGAAGAATCAATGACGGCGAAAGCGATTCGGCGTCAAAATCCTTATATTGCACATCATAAACAGATGTGAGGAATATCCGGCCTGTTGTCTGCTCAAGATGCGCCCGAACCTCGGAGATGCTGTCTTCGATCACGGAATCGAGACTTGTATCGTCCATGCGTAAATACTCGCGCATTTCCGCCGCCGTCACTGGCTCGGAGGTCGGCTCGGTCGCAATCTTGTATCCTATGCAGTCCATCTTTATCCTTACGACACTGGGGCCAGTTGCGGACGCCCCTTAACGACCGACACCATGACCTTCACAGTCTCGGCTCCGGTGGCTCCTGTGGCTGCGCCGGAGGCCGCATACATGATGCGGATGTAGCGCTTCCCGCCGACGTAGCCTACGCGGGTGATTCCGGCGGCGGCGGCGCAGGCGGTAGGAGTGGCGAGACTCAGCACAAGGCCAGACGTCGGCGTGACGCCGATAATGTCGGCGGCGGCGACGGCGGCGGTTCCCGCGGAGGTGGCGGTGTCGCTGTGGTAGACGTAGAACTTGACGTTCGAGGCCGCGCCGACAGTGCTGCCGGTGCCCCCGATACCGATTAGGATTGTCGCCGCGTCGTAACCGGCGAGGTCGGCGTAACCCGAGCCGGACGCCGTGAGTTTTTCCCTGCCCTTGAGGATCAAGAGGCTGGCCGCGATATTGCTTTTCATGTCACGCATTTTTCATATTCCTTATTTTGTTTGTTTTGAATTCAGGCGGGAGAAACCCTCCCGCCGTTTTTGACGGTGGTTAGCTGGCGCACTTCAGCAGCTTGATGGCCTCGTAGTTGGTGACGCCACCAGTTGACCTGCGGTAGATGTGGAACTTGACGAATCCCGGAGAGGTGATGTTGTCGCGAATGATGTTGATTCCCTTACGGTCAACAATCGTGTACGCCTCGGAGAAGTCGCCAAACGCGGCGATATACGCATTGGAAGCCTGG